ATCATCGCTGATTAACGAGTGTCAACGCATTCAGAGTCTGAGCTTTAGCCAGCAATAGCGGAACCATGATGTAGTTTCCATTTACGTCTTTAATTGTAAGGGGATCTCTCCTCATATCTTTTGCTTCGTCTTTTATTACATCCATTTGTTGACGAATCTGATTAAATGTCCTGTTTAGCTCTTTAGCTAGTTCTGCTCCATTATTAACACTCATGCTGTTAGCTCCTCAAAGGATCCGAAATTCTCAATCGTTTTGATTGCAGCGTCCTTTAGTTTATTGAAATAACCCAGATCAACCTTAAGGTCATTGCCTAAGCTGGCAGCGACATCTGCTTCCACCCATAGGTGACCCTTTGTACCTGATACTGTGTAGTACTTATCCTCATTCACACGCCATAGCATGCCGCCCTTGGAATTAACTGGAACAAACAAACCAGTCTTACCAATATGCCTCATCTTGGTATGGTCGTGAACCTCTTCGCCTGTTCGATCAAGGTATATGGCTCCCTTAACGACGCTTCGACCCTCGCAGAAGTCTTTGAACTCAACGTCTTCCCCTGAAAAGAGTGCCTTAAAGATATAGGGGTGCTGGAATTGAGTACCTACTGCGGTCCACTCGTCGCCCTTCCTAGCCACGTACACTGCATCGTTTACAAGACACAGCTTATCGTAAGTTACCTCATGTTCGAAATCGTATCCGTACAGCCCACCCATCGACTTAACCTTGTCGATGATCTTCTTATCCGCGTTAGGGATCTTCACCGAATCTGTCTTGATGTGAGCTACGGTATAACCCTCTTGTTGGATCATGAGCTTCAAATCGATCATGAAGAGTGCGCCACGCTTGGCGACGATATTGTCGATGTTACGATTATCTTTAAACGGGTTGTCGAACTTAGCCGAAGTAAGGCCGTAAACGATATTGATTATGATCTTCAGAGCATAGGAAAGTGCCTCAACACCAGACTCGTCTTTAAGATAGGGCTTCAATCGACCGTCCAGCATTTGCCGGGCCGTCTCATAGTCGCCACGCTTGATTGCTATACGAGCTTCCTTGAGCTCGGAGTACTTCTTGGTGTAAGGACCAAAGAGATTCATGATCTCAATTGATGTCGGATGCATACTTGCTACATCCAGAACAGCAACGTTCTCATATATCCCTGGCTCGGCATAAACATAACCACCTTCACCTGGGTTCTCATCCTTATAGGAGCTCTTACCAAGTGTAAACTTATATCCAGTGAACTCCTTCTTACTCAAATCGGTATAGACGAACTCCTTTTGGGGGTACTTGTTGTTACCAAACAGAATTTGTGAGGTATGTCGCTGTGTGGTGTCATTGATAGTTAGCCCACTGAGTTCAGCAAGGATCTGTCGTGCTACGAAGTCACCCTTACGATCTTCAAAGACTGCTTCAGTAGCTCGAACATCATTCTCACAGTACTTGACTACTCGTTGCCAGTCCTTCTCATCTACTGGCTGTTCCCAAGGAATATCCAATTCCATATGAAGGATGCCGAGATCGATCTCGAACCTCTTCAAACTCGTCTTCTTTGAAGAGAACTCCCAAATATCAGCATAAGAGAGATTGTAAGCCGCGCCAAATGGAGCTGAACGACTACCCTCAATGAGCCTCATACTTAGATTAAAGAGCTCTTCGTTGGAATATCCCATTGCTGCGGCGTAAAGCATATGGTTGTCGTATCGACGGTTGTAGAAACCGACCAACTTCAACTTGAACAGTGCCTCAACTTCATGGGCCTTAGGGTTAATCATCTTTACGACAGTATCATCACCCATGAATTTCCAACAGATAACGAATAGATTAGGATATGTCTCAACATCAAAGAAGACAACACGCTCATCATCTACCTTGACTGAACTATCAGAGTCCTCAGCTTCTGATTTGAACTTCATCTCCTGCACAACCTTCAAAGCAACGTTTGCCTGATTGGACGAATTATTAGCAAACGCTATGATCTTGTTTCGGAGGTCAGTGACGTCATAGTTTAGCTCTGTCTCATGGGCATCATCAAGGATCTTATGAATGAAGTCCACCGAAGACTTCGTACTTGGGTGAATGTCCTTCCGGAGGTTTCGCGCTATCAGATCCCGTAATCCCTTTTCACTAGAGATCGTCTTAGAGTTAAGCATCTTCTCCTTCTTAGCTTTTAGTGGAAGACCACTGGAGATTGTAGCTACGGGAACTGCATTACAACGTGACAACTGCCGGCGCAGAGATGAATTGCCTGTATATACCTTGACTTCTATTCCGTCGGAGTATTCTTGCGCGAGTTCTTTGGCTTCTCCGGAGTAGATATAATGGAGATGGACGCCCGAGCCACTTTTCGAGAGCTCGGCGTAGGTAGCAGGCCATTGACTACCAGCCTCAAGGTTCCTCTCAAGAGATTTCTGACCATCGATACCTTTCAAATCGAAGTCAATAACGATATGGTTTCTAGGCACCTTTACGTAGTGCACTTTAGACGTGTCAATATCTATTAGTTTGGTGGAAACTTCCCCCCAGCGGTTTTTGGGAGATCCATCCTTCTTTGCCAGCTGCGCTGAGTAATCCCCCAGTAACTCATCAAGTAGGGAGGTCTTTTCTTCAAGGACCAAAGAGAATGCCGGCGAATCCTTTATCGGCGCCTTAAATTTATCGGCACTAAATCCTGTGTACATGCTCCGAACCGCCTTCCCTTCAACTTCACCCCGATCTTTGAATTCCTCAAAGTAGTTCCGCAGCTCTTCACGCATCTTGTACTGCGGCAAGGCCCGTTCGATTCCGGTCTCATTGCAATACTCCTTGTAGAGGGCGTAGGCTTGCTTCAAAGTCGTCCCATCTTGCGACTTAAATATATCGTAGTGAGCTTCAATAAAATTGAAGAAGATGTCAGTCTGCAACATCATCTCCAGAGGGCGGTATGCGTTATAGTAGTTCTTACCCATCTCGAGAAAGACAGAAAGACAGTAGTGCGCAATAGCCCCGAGCTCAAATTCAATTTGGCTTAAAAGGGTCGTATAGTGTTTGTTAGGGATGCTTACCCCAGTTGGGTGAACATCGATTAGACGTCGGATAATTCCAGACTTTGCATCTGAGATCTTTACCGGTTGGTTAGACCCGATAAACAACATTGCTTCTACTTTAGACGCATAGCTCGGCTTATACTTCTCATTCATACTCATCACCTCGTGAGAGATGATAGAATTCAGCCGTGCGTTATCTTCCAGTCGGGACAAGTCTCCGTCATGTTGGATAGCTACGAGAGGATTGTTCTTAAATGCCTCAGTGGCAAACGATGACTGGCTGTTACCAAGTGCTTTACCATCAAATGCTGTGGTATAGCCCTCAAACAACTTTGCAATTATATTGAGTACTGTAGATTTACCTGATGCTGGAGGTCCGTAGAAGACTAGGAACTTCTGAATCTTCTTAGAGTCACCGGCAACAATTGAACCAATTGCCCATTCGATCTTAGCTCGTTCATCAGCCGTATAGAGCGTTCTAAGCATTTCATCCCACGCTGAAATATCACCATCATCTATAGCATATGGTAGTTTCTTGCTTGCGTAGTCTGTCTTCTGTACTTCCGTGTTAGCGAAGATGATCTTTGCGTCTAACGGATGTGAATTGTCCGAAATATGAGAGACGTACTTTCGAAACTGGGTCCAGGAGTTAGAGCCGAATGAACGCATATAACGAATTTGATGTCGAATCCCAGTCTCTTGAAACATCTTTGTTGCTTCTCTTTCAAGATGCTCATCAACTAGACGTTGCACATCATATTCATCTCTGGACCACAGCATCTTTTCTTCGTCCCATATTGCATAGAAAGTCCGGCCTTGAACCATCAGATCCTTGGATCTCCCGACAGTAAAATCCGGGTACAGCTCTAAAACTCCATCCTTTGTCTCTCGAGACAGGATCTGATAAAAGTCCATTTAACCTCCTTTAATTTATCAAACTGACGTCCAGACACCATGCTCGATATAGCCATGATAGGTTGATCCATCGCTGCCACTTGTTACCAGAATTGAGTTTGAAGAGCCGTCTCCAGGACGTACGGAGATTGTGCCGTCATCTTCTTCACGAACAGTGTGCTTAGTCAGTGTTGCAACTCCATGACCATCGGTGCCAGGAGCTACTATCTGCCAGATGGTTCCCGTTAGGTTTTCCAACTCATTGGACTGCGCCGGATCACCTGATTCATTCATACATTTCCAGTAGTCGCCTGGCTGGAGGTTCCCCCCGGGCAGATCTCCAAACAGAGTATCTGGGAGACGTCGACCTTGAAACGTGTCTGTCATCTATTTTACTCCTTTCTAACTTAGTTGCAAATCGTAAATTTCTCGCAACAATTCTTGAATTAATGCATTGTTATTAGTGACTGCATAGTAGTTGGCCCGTTCGGCCCATTTATCCTCTCGTTTTATCCATTCCAGTTCATTAGCAGGAAAAAGAACTGCTTGAATATCCTCTGGCATTTTCTCCAGTAACTCACTTCGCGACTTCCACCTCTGTGCAGCAGACGCCCACATGTCGAGAAGCTTCACGAAATGCCACCTGGGATCGTCTTGGCCACGCCATGGACACTTTAGACAATGACCTGGGCTGCCTAAGCGACAACCACCACCTTCATACTTATGTGGGTGCGGAATAGAATTATCTTGAGATTTGGGATCGAGACATCTAGGGTGATGCATTATTTAACTTCTCTCGGTGACGGCGACCTGGCAAGCAACATCTTCTAGGAGTCTCGACACCTCGAGAGCTTGATCGGCGAGTAGGTCTACTGAAGCGAGAGTCGTTTCAACATGAATGATCCGCACTCTTACAGTCGCCCTTTCATCAATGGCATAATCTCCTCCAAGAAATGATACCTCGACTTTGGGCGGCGGATCAAACATTTCTCTTCCGTGATCGTGGCTATTAATCATGTTTTCCTTTCTTAGTATTCTGGGTGCATCTCACCAACATATGCATTTAATTGATACCAGAGCTCAATTTTTCTCTGATCATCTTTGGGCCGTGCCAGAGGAAAGAAACCTCCGTAACCATCGATACCGTATGTTCTCCAGATCACTGTCTCTAGAATATCATCAGCTTTCTGGGTTTTATACTTCGAGAGTGGGTCTCGCATCTTATGCAATTCCAAATTAATCAAAAGCTGCCAAGCCCAACCCTCAGCACTTTCATCTGCGGTAAATGCCAGACCACGAGACAGAACGACTAGTACTTCAAGAAAAGAACACGGCCCAAAATCCATTACATTCCTAGAAACTCCATGAATATCAAACCACTCAAACCGAAGGTCTAACCCATCCGCAACACGATTATCATCATTGGGGATGAGCCAGACGAACTCCTTTCGATACATAAGATTGAGTAGATCCATATATGTTTCATCATTATTAGAGTAGCTAAAAACCTGGGGTTCTAAATACTCAAGATAGAACACCTGCTCCATTTCATTCATCGTCGTATGGATGCTTCCTTCGTCTCATAGTTCTAGTTCTATCTGAGTGCTGAACAAAACCATGAACGATTTCGGCATAGTACCCATTATTCTTGATGAGTTCAATTTCCATTCCCAAGTCATCGTTACGAATATAGACTCGGTGTTTATCATCTGATCCATGACCAAATCTCTCAAGATTAGGTAGTCCAATAACCAGATCTTGATCTTCAATTATTTTATCACCTTCATTACACAGAACATCATCTCCTGCATAATATATCATCGCCGCCTCATCATAATTCTTTTCGTGCTGTTCATCTTGATGAATTACATAAGGCATATTAGCGCGACGATTTGCTATCTCTATATCGTAATTCCACCCCTCATCTGCGTCCTTTGAAGTGTCTTCTTCCTTGAAGATGTTTTGGACCTTGGTCCCAGAAACGACTTGCGTCTCGGCGATGTCTTCTTCTGCCACCACTTCTTCGATGACTTCTTCTTTCGTAGCCTCATCATTAAGCTCCTTTGATATATTAGGCTCAGAGTAACCAAGGTCTGCTACCTGATCACCAAGATGACTAAGATCGGGCTTGCCTTCCTTAGCCAGCAGACGAGCACGGAAATGCTCACGCATCTCAGAGATCTCATCCTCAGCAATTTTGGTATACTTTGTTTCTAGACGTCGCCTAGCTACCAAGGCACTGGTAACTCCGCCAGCAACGAGACCGATTCCAATGCCCCCCAAGAGAAACCGAACCTCTCGGGGAGACAATGCACGAGATACTTCTGCAACAGAGGTTGCCTGATCAGCCACTTCCTCTGCTGCATCTGCAACAACTTCAGTTAGCTCTGCCATGCTATACGCTCCCCATGATCGGTAATCTTGTCGTAAATAACACCATCAACATTAAAGTCGAGTAGGATTGAACCTTCTCGGCCATTGACAAAATCACGAGCACCACCGGTATGGTCAAACACCCCAAAATCGATGAAGTTGTCATGATCATGACTAATAGTCCAGCCGACTACAGACCCAGCCTTAGATCGTGTGAGGCCAAGCGCATCATAAACTTCATTCAGAAATATATGACCTCGAGATCTTAGGAGATCGTTGCACCAATTCTGTTGACTAACAAGAAACAACAGATTATACTCAGGTTCTTTGGACCAAGAACTCGAATACTCGTCGAAGAATCGAGCATACATAGAGTTTTCACCCATTGGGGAGGCACGAACAACTGTTGCCCTGTTCCCCTCTGAGTCAATTATCTCAGCCTTTTCAGATTCAAATCGGAACTCTCTATCCTGATCTTCGCCATACTTATCGACAACACGTTCACGATACTGAGCAAACGCCTTATCGACTGCAGCGTAGGCAGCTGTAAGAGCTACATTACGCTCATTGAGAATGTTGTGAGACTTAGTCAAAGCGCCAATCGATACAGCACTCAGAACGATTGACGGAGCATACAGCTTACCGATCTTACCTATACCTCGTACATAAATAATCGTAAGGTCTTTCTTACGATCAGTCTCACTGTAATCCTCATGCTCGAGTACTTTAGCGATACCTGTATCTTGCTCTATCTCATCGATAACTTCATGCAACTTAAGCGTGGCTCTACAGGCCAACACCGTACTACCAATTGTACCACCGATGCCAGCCCCGAACAAAAGAGTAGGCGAGTTCTTCTGAGCAAGCAAAACTTGGCGTGCAACTGTTCTACTGATTGTGGTTGGAATTTTCATCTGATTGCTCCTTTTCAATAATCTCTTCGTTTTTGAGAAGAGCATTACAATTTATGCACTGTACTCGGTAGAACCCGACTCTAACAAATCCTTTATCGACTTTACACTCTGGACATTTCATCGTATGCTCCTTAAAACAAGGTGCCCTGGTTATAATCAGGCTCCTGTTCTTCTTTAGATTTAGGCTTATCCCACAGATTACGGAAGTAGATAGCAAGAACTTGATGGTCAGGCATCAGTGAAACCCGAACCTTCCAACCTCTTGATTTGGGATACATTGCAACAACTGCTATTCGCTCTCGTTCTATAGCCATTAGTTAAGCGCTTCAGGCTCTGGTAGATCCAACAGATAACCACCTGTTCGGACACGCGTCGCGCAGGCACCATGCAATTCAGTCCACCCCCACTTGTTGTCAGTATGCGATGACTCAAGGCCAGTCAACTCATATAAATCGGCTAGAGTTGCTGTTTCGTAACGAGAGATCAGATCGAAGAGTCGGTCAATGACTTCCTCAGCTTCCGATCTCGAAGACAGAACAATCTCATCAAAATCATTCCGAGCTCGTGCACCTCGTGAGATACTACGAGCCTTCGGAGGTTCATCGTTACCCATTGACATGCGATTGTAAGTAACGAAACCTTGTGGACCCGAGCTAGGCCCACCACGTCCACGATTACGCTTTGGTCTACTGTCTCCATACACCAACTTCTCGATTCCCGAAGATCCAGCTTCTACCAAAGCATCCTTAGCCGCTGGAAGAAGCACGTTGAAGATAACGTAACTCAGCGCCATCTTTGCATCTCCACTGATAAATGTTGATTTGAATTGCTTCCCAAGCGACTTTTTCCGCCGAACAACATCGGCAGAGGTAACACGCTCGACGCGCTTGGGCGTTTCACGGGCACGTTCCTGTGACTTTTTGCTGTTGGGAGGAAAATTCTCCATTAGACATCCTCAAATCGAAGGTTAAAAAAACTAAGAACCCGTGTTAGGGGTTCTCAGTTTGGGACTTACTTACTTTCAGCTTGCTTTTTGTCGTATTCGTCCTTGGCCTTCTTGGTCCAGACGATGATTTCGTCGACTTTCTCATCAGTATGGTCTCCAACAACGTTAGCAACCATACCGCCAATAGCAAACGAACCTGCGAAGATCTGAACTTTCTCGCTCAGAGTCTCAGGGTCAGTGTTATTTTTGACAATACCGTTGACGATCTTGGAGGTTCCACCGATGACAGTCCAACGAATCACCATCTTGGCGATTGAAAGTTTGTCGGAAAAATCCATATAAAAACAACTCCTTTAGTAGGGGGTCTCATTATAACCTGAGTTTTTCATGCGAGGGTTGGGGGCGCGTCTTCACTGTTTATTGTCGTTTAATCCCTGGCACTATTCGAGCCGGGACCCCCTGAGACCTCCTACTACCCCTCGCTGCTGATTACCGCTTTTCCGGCAGCCAGCAAGTTTGCAAGGTCTGTAGAATCCATTGCGACTGCCTCAGCTTTGGTCAATATGCGAGTCGGTGTTACATCTACGTTTGCAGCAATTGGCGCCCGAACTACTGGTGCCGCTGCTGGATCTGATGGGTGAGGCCGAGGCTCTCGGTAATCTCCGCTATCCTGTTTGAGAGGCATCTGCAACTTATCTTCGCCAATCTTCTTAGCGAGATCGTCCATCCCATCTGGGACAATCCCATTGATGAACTCCCCTGCCTTGTCTGCATCTGTGACAAGCTCCATGAACAATGCTGAGTAAGCTTCACTCGATACAAACTCTTCACTTATGGCGTCTGACTTGCTAAAACGCTTTCCATCCTCAGATCTATGCCCATATGCTTTTAGTATGAGCATCTTAAACTGGCTGATAATCTGCTTACCGTCTTCTGACTTGACAATTTCCTCAAGTGCATTAGAGAGGCCACCCTTATGTGAAACCTCCATTTCTACCAGATCTGCCTTAGATAGATGGAAGAAATGGGTCTCACTAACCGAGTCACCATTGAAATCTTCGTACGTAATCGTTTTCTTAAGCAAGAGTTACTCCTTTTCGGTTTGTGCTGCCCTGAGTAAAATTAGATAGTTGATATGATCTGTGATCTTTTCGTCCCACGTTTCCATTGGAAACATCATGTCACTTTCAACCATGTCATAAATAGACACAGTATGTTTTACCATCATACCGGCAATTGCTTTGGAAACAGAGCAATTTTGAATCTTTGCCGCAATTCGAAAATTACTTAGGCGATCCTCGTTAGCATATTCCGCAGCTTTATTTACGAGGACATCCCGGACAAGCTGAATTTGCTCGTCCAGGATATTCTCGAATTGATCAGCTTTCACTTACGACCGACTCTTCGGAGCCGTCTTGGAACGTCTGATGGAACTTGGAATATGCTACCAGAGCAGCATAAGAAGAAACAGCAAGGGCGACAAACCCCAACCCCAATGTCCAACTGCGTCCAGCGAGTTCATTAACTAGACGTGGTTGTGTAATACCGACAACCCCCTCAGGAATCCCGTTACTTGCAACAACCTCGCTTGCCTTCTTTGTTACTTTGTCAGACATGTTTCTCCTTTAGTTTAGTGAAGCGTTCCATAGTCTGGTCGCGGTACAGGACTTAGACTAACCGTAATGCATGGTCGGTCGTCAGGACTCGTCGTTGTTGAAAACTGAACTTCCGGAATATCGTTCGTATTCCACCCCACCTCTTCAGTATAGTCAGTCGGAGTCAACCCAAGTTCCTCGCAGAAACTACTGAAACTGGTGTACATATGGTGATAGATTTCGCTATGAATCTTGGTCATAGCCTTATTGATCTTCTCCACTGAGCTCTGGAAGTAACGACCAGTAAGCATGTCGTAGCAGAGAACGTCTCCACTGCCAACAATGATCACTTCGCTAGTAGGATTCTTTGTTACTCGATCCTGAGCAACTTCATCACGGAGCTTCTGCTCCTTGTTGACACCGAGCTTCTCGAGAGCCTTCTCCTTATACTCCTGAAAAGAGCGATCAGATATACTATAGGCAGCTGCTAGTGCTGCCGCCTTCTTGGCAGAGATCCGATTTGCCATAATGATACTGGCAATTGTTGCCCCACCAAGACCTACTGGTGGCAGAAAGAGAGGCCAAACAAGAAGTACTTTTGCTTTCTTATCGAGCTCGCCTCTTTCTTCCTCAGGTGCATATTCTAGCTCTTCGATGAGCTTCGCTGCCTTGAATGAGGCTCGGCCAGTGAGAACTGCGGTTCCTACGGTTCCAGCAACACCACTTGCGGTCAAGATAGCAGAAGCATTCTCAGCAAGAAGACTCTGAGCTTTCTTTTGTAGTTCAGCAAGCATTAAATCACTTCCTTTTTTTTGTATTAGGCTGCCATGCAGATACGTTCGAAATGCTTACCGTTAGCATTTTCTTGTAGGCCATTTAGATGTCTAGACAAATTACTTATAGTTACTTCTTCTGCAACCGAAGCAGCGTTCTGTGATGAAAAAATATTCCCACTTTCCTTACATTTTACAACCCAACTAGGGGGTCCTTGTCTATCTGCAGAAAAATAAGAGACGCTGTTCAAAGTGTTATTTATTCCAATAACCTTTTGAATCGCAGAGCTCTTTCCCAGCTCGATAACATCATGCTGGGCGGCCTCGATAACATCATGGCCGATACTTTGCGAAGCGCCTCTCATTATAAAGTAAGTAATCCCTGCGAACGTTATACCACTTGCTACTGAAGCATAAACAATCTTATGCTCTCTAATATGCTCTTTTACATGCATTAACTTAACTTTCTTGCAATTAGACGACTGAGAAGTCTAATAGCCACATATGAAAATAGCTTGGTTAGAAATATGCGTATAAATATTGCGGCTCCTGGATTCATCGACGTCTCATTTCTCTTACAAATATCCAGATAAGCCAAAGGCCACCTGTTATGACTGTTAGAATAATGTCGAATAGAAAACTAAAACAGCCGTATCTTTTGCGTTCCATGTATACTACCTCTCTATATGGCATGAGGTTTTATTCTAACTGCTTCGGGATTGCGCTTTAACGCTCGGCGTTCTGCTATCTCTCTGGATGACGCCTTAACATCTACAGAGCGAGTAATGCCAGTTCGCAACTCTAGAGTAATTCTGTAATGCTTCTGTTGCTTTAGAAACTGCATGCATCGCCCTTTCAGTAGACAGAAAAAAAAGAGAAGGTAATAGTCCAACGAAAACTATTCATTAAGCAGCTGTCTTGTGCTGCCACTCCGGGTGGGGATTTCTCCCACTCATTCGTGTCTCGGAATCACATAAAGTGATCTTCTCTCATTATACAGTGTGTAAATTGTGCGAAAAAAGAGATGTCTTGATTTCTTTGGCTAAGCGAAGTAAGCCGCTCCTTTTGCGGTCCATCTCTTTCATTATACAGTGTGTAAATTGTGCGAACTAAAGAATACTCCTACCGGCGAAGAACCCAGTCTCCGCTTTCCCTACTTCAAGGGCTAACGTATTGTCCCGGGCGGGTGAAGTCCCATCACGGGTTTTGTCGTTTCTTTAGCTTCGGTAGGCGTGCTGCAGCACGGTTAAAAAAAGATGAAGACCGTGTTAGGGTCCTCATCTTGAGTTAACTACTGTATGTTGGTTTCGATATGATCTGCAACCTTCTGCACCTTGCGGTCCATGTTCCAGTCAGCAACTCGATCGACGAGCACGTCCGTGCGTGAGCGCAGCTTCATCGCGACAACCAGCCCGATCACGCTTCCACCAATCTCATTGGCCTGTGAAGGCTCAGTGGGATCGGTATCGGTGACCTGGTTGAGTGTTGCAATTGCGGCTGTGCCCACAACGGAGTGGACGACGTACTGAGTTGCAAACTTTGCAATGGTACGGGGTGTGAAATAGCTGTTCATAACGGCTCCTTAGTATTAGTAGGGGTCTCATTATAGACCATGTAATTTGTGCGAGGAGAAAAAAAATGAGAAGAGTCTGCTGCTATGGTTTTCTGTCGCAGGTCAGTTAGTCGCACTGTGCACGATTACTCTCTCATTATAGAGCGTGTAAATCCTGCGAGGAGAAAAAAGAAAGAGCCCGTGTGGGCTCTAACTTAGACGTTACTTAGATTTCATCTTTAGCAAGTAATCCTGAAGAGCTTTGTTTGCCTCTGCTTCAGTGACGTTACTGAAGTCGCCCGGAATGATGATTGTCGTTTCGAGTAGTGGCTGGTACACAGCCATAAACTTCTCAGTGACAAGGATCTCATCCGGACGTTCCTTCATATGATTATCAACTAGAGTTATAGGATCAAGCTTCTTCTTTCGGAAAAACCGCATAATAATGCTCCTTAGTAGGGGTCTCATTATAAGCGATGTTTTTACTGCGAAAAGAAAGAGCCCGTGTTAGGGGCTCAATCTTTTTAGATCCCGGGCGTATAGGTTACGTCGCGGACATCCTGAATGGTCTCAGCTGCATGGTTGAGCATGTCTCGAATGTCGGTCAGCGTCTCGTACGTATATGGAATATGTACAAGGGTCCGACCTACTCCTTCGAGCAATGGCCCAAGCTCTTTCAGCTGTTGTTCCAATTTGGGGTCCATGATTACTCCTTAGTAGGGGGTCTCATTATAACCCAAGTTTTTCCCGCGAAAAGAAAGAGCCCGTGTTAGGGGCCCTATCTTTTTAAACCTCATCCATGACGTAGAACTCGTCGAACAGGTCGTGCTCCTGGAGGAACTCATTCGTGATCGCAGCGTTTCGTTGGACGAGCCAAAGGCCTGCGGACAGGCCAGTGGCAACGCCGTACTTGAAACGATTGCGGTCGAAGTGGTTCTTAACGGATATGATCTTGTTCTTCATAGTATTACTCCTTAGTAGGGGTCTCATTATAGCCCATGTATTTCCTGCGAAAAAAAAATAAGGCAGGCAAAACAAGAGTGCCATGTACAGTATTTGTACACAACACTCCTGTTTCGATATCCTTTTAGGGCAAATACTATCTTATTCTCGGAGCCATACTCATTGCCTTCGTGGTGATGATATTCAGTCGCTCGTGATGCAGAATCAGGAGGATCCCGAGGAGATTCGTACCGGCTGTGATCAGAGTATCCGGGCTCACTTGCGGAGGCTTTTCATCAGCCTTCAGCTTGTGAACCTGAACAATACGATCAAGAACGGTAGAGTACTCCTCAGAACTTGGTCCATGATGTCTGAGTTCGGCGAACAGAATACCTAGCTCCTTTTCAACAGGAGTTTTGTTCTGAGAATTAGTTTGCATTACTGCTCCTTAGTTAGGGGTCTCATTATAAGCGATGTTTCAATCGCGAATATCCCCTCTACCTTTTAAATGCGGTCAAGAACCGCGAACAGTACAGCAATCAGCACGATCGCTATGATCACGTAGATCAAAAGCGTAAAAGCTCTTTCAGGCATCTGGCTCTCCTTTCACCTTGAATAAGACTTCGTCGTTCTCGCTGAGATCTCTCGGATCCTTATTGAGCTCGAGGGTATATATAAGGTCTCCCTCTTCTGTTGTCTTCTTCACGATGTCGCCATCGAATTTCTCATCGCTATTATTGTAAGTACTCGAAGAAAGACCGAGGAGCACACCTAGAAAAGTATCGATCACTACGATAGTACCAACAACCTGCTCTGCAGAAGGAAGACCCCATATACCTGCAAGTCCGAAATATAACGCGCCAAGTGCCGGAAGACCAATCTGAGCGAGAAATTTTAACTGGTCATAGAACTTACCACTAAAGATATGATCCCTTGGAAGATTTTTAATCATTGGACTCCTTTTGTTCAAGACCATCGATACGCGCTATCAGATCGTTGCGTTCCGCAGTCATCTTTTCTAGTTCAGCTTTTGTTTCCTCCAACTCCTGCCGAAGCTCGCCGAGCTCAACTTGGCTGGCTTCAACAAGAACGCCTAAACGCGTGACTTCTTTTCCGAGACCACCTTGGATTACAGCCAACGCCTCGTTCGACGCTTTCGTAGAGATGGCGTCCTGCTCAGCGCGAGTTTTGCCGCGTAACTCCTTTCTCTGGTATATCGATGTATATAATACACCAAGCGCGACTGCAGAGGAAAGGAGTAGTGAAATAATAGTTTCAACGCCCACGATCACCTCCTTCTTTCTTCTCGCGAGAAAATTGTAAATTGATACCCTCAGACCCTGATAGTTCTCGCGCAATCTTTGGGTTTGCCACATTGATCGCATATAGGCGAAGAACAACCGTAAGGAGTACTACAATCCTAGCAGCGGCGTCCATTCCAGATAATTCTACTGTAGAATTATTCGCTATATCCTCAGCAATCAATGCCACAAAGTTGAGCATTACAACTCCTCCGCAAATCCAGAGCGCCCAGTTCTCTGTTTGGAGGTGGCGGATCCAGATCCCAATCACTAGTCCAAACCCACCAAGCAGCAGAAGATAGTGCCAGAGATGATGAATCGGTCCGCGAGTCTCAAAGCTGACCGGTGTATGTTCAAGCAACTCGGGGAATATAGTATACAACGTTCCCAGAATCACAAAACACACACCAATGACAAAGATCGGTGCATACAAAAGCACATACTCCCGGCGACTCACTTCTTCCTCCCGGACTCGATCAGTATAAGTACGAACACCATTGGAAAAACGGTGAACAACAACATATCAGCTCCAGCGTGAGAAAGCAGCCCGTTCAGCTCGTACTCTTTCCCACCAAATTGCCGGTAAATAATTTCGTGGGCGAGTACCAGCATCAAGCCGACGAAGGTAGTTATTCTAATATGAAAGTAGTTACCTTGAAGATGAGATCGCGGAGCACGGGCAATTTCAAAGCCAAGAATTCGCTTCCTTCGTGGTTCCAAATTTTCAGTCATCAAGTCTCCTTTCTTTACTGTCCACCATACGAATTATCTTCATGAGTAGAATCATAAAACTCAGCCTCAGCAACAACTGTCGGATAGTTCCTACTACCCGTTGCATCGTCCGATTGCGTAAACTCAGTTATGATACCAACCATTGGCTTAGTGTAAGTTCCTCCGATTTGAACTTTATCACCTAGCCGATATACTGGATCATTATTAGGATTGGGCTGCCGAATATACTTATACTGTGCTTCTGTAGTAACCTCTCCATCAAGGATATTATCTCGGTTAAGCTCTTTTAGTTTTGCTTTTCCTCTTTTACGTAGTATTGCTCGTAGCTTGTCTTTTTTGGTTTCAACGTTGGTACCAGCTCCACCAAGTGTTGCATCAGTAATATCCTCGTTTTCGAGCTCTAAGATCCGTTTTAGAATGTATTGCTCTGGTGGACCCGGAGGTCCAGGGAACTTTCTATCAAGTGCAATATTATTTAGAAGTATAGGTTCTATATACAACGAAGTATTATCAAATACTTTTGGAGGCAAGGCAAGTACTAAATTCTTATACTCAGCATCAGAAAACAATTCCTTAACATTGGCAAAGTTGTCCAATGCTGGAGAAAACAAAATCTCTTTTGTTAGATCTTTGCCCGCATGAGACCGAAATACCAAATCATGTCCGTTAACGTTATTGGTAGTCAAATAGACACCTATACCAAGAGTATACTTTTTTGCCATCTTAACAAGGGTCTCATATGCATCCCCATATTTAATTGTTTCAGTGACAAATAAATCCTCAGGAAGATCTGTTACTCCACCAATTCGCATCCCAGGAATCCTATGGTATGTACTTAATCTGTCATACCTCCAATTTGCAAACAGCGCGATGTCTCGAAGAATCTTGCGAGGACTGTTCGTAAACGTTTCATCGCGGGTCCAGCTTATTTTGTACGTATAAGGATAGAAAGCGAAACCTCGGCCTTTAAATAAAACCTCGAGTGCATCCTTTCCTACAGCAGTAATCACTCCATCCTCAATGGATCTAGATTCAATAATCATAATTTCTCTAGAAGTATTCAGATTTAAAAAAGTTCCAGGTTTTACAAGCTTAAGATTATCCGAAGTTGCAGGAAGTAGTATACGCGTATCGCCTGCTGCACTAAAGCGTTCTGTCCAAACAAGAGATTCATATCCTTCAATCATCTCATCTCGGTGATACACGGTTCTCTCATTATTAAGAGTATCAAGACTATCAGGTGCATGTGGCTTGTTTTTATCAAGAAGATACTTATCTGGTTTAAGAGTAAATAGTTCCATTAGACACCTATGTACTGGTCGACATAAGTAAGATACCAATTTCGAGGAATTCCAGTCTGCGGAGTTAGAACCCGAAACAGATTAGGGGCAGCATAGAGTGATATCCAGTAAATAAAGTCATCCATCTCTTTAAATACATTAGTTGACTTACCTGCACCATCTATAATCTCGGCCATTTTTGCTCCTTGATGCGTGCTTACCAACAATTTTGCATTGGCGGGAATATTCAGACCAGTAAAGTTCATTGTTCGATACGCAGAGCCAGGATTTGGTCTGGTTTGGAGATATACGTTTCCGTAATAAGAATTTGGTCCAGTATACATCTCTAAAACAAAACCTCCAGCAGCACTTCCTTTATAAGGAGCTGCTATTTCGGCGTTCCCCGATACACCACCAAGTTTTGTAAATAGAGTTGATAAGAAATTAGGCTTAGGACAGATGATTGAAACTTGCATCTCAGGATCTCGTGAAAAGCGATCGCCCAATACACTCTCTATATATCCTTCAATATCAACACTAGGCCGATTATTGAAATGAAACCTTAGCCGAGTCTTGTTATTGTTTTTAGGTATGAAATAGCTATATATAACATCTCGAGCACTATTTACAGAGGTTGGATCGGTATTCAGAAGACCGAACGTAAGCACGATGTTTCGTTTAGGCACATGAGTTCCTGTGTAAAACTCACCATCTATCATACCATAACCACGTGAATTAACATTTGCAGGAACTGGCTCGAGACCTTTAACATCACGAATAGACAATAGATCTGTTGGCCTAGGATATAAAGCTACTTTAAGAGTTGGCCAATATGCTCCTGGAGGAGCCACAACGTCCATAGCGATTAACACAATTCATACCTCCTTTCTAATGCTCGTTTGCCCCGGAGAGTTTCAAAAATTCTCCCCGGGGCATTTTTGGATTAGGTTGCTATACCCACCGCATTTTTAACCATTGCCAATTGATTATTTGTCCGACGATAGATTTCAACATCAGACAGAGATTCTGGCGAATAGTTGTTCTGCTCGAACTTAAGCGTCGGTGGGGCAGGAGGTTGAGCGGCTTGGGCGTCTTGGACAGTCTGAGAAGCCGTTTGCTGTTCAGAAATAACGGCTGCTTGTCCATAGGAAGTAGCTGCAGTAATTGGCGTAACATTCGTCAAGTCGGTAAGCTGTTTAGCACTCTTCTCAACGCTTGAGAGATCTAGTACTGGAGTAATAACCGGGTCTACATCTGTTACACCATCTAGAATGTTTGGAACACTAGCAAGCACATCTGTTGTTGTCTTAATAACATCATTAGCCACGCCCGCAATTGACTTGTTAGCAAGTCCTCGCGAATCTCTTAGGCCTAGTGCGAAACCTTGGATGACATTATTACCAATCTCCATAAAGACTCTCGAAGGAGACCAGACCTTTAAGACACCCTTAGCTTTCTTAATTGCTCCCTTACCTATGTCCCCAACCTTATTTATAACTGCCCGGGCTCCTCTACTAAGCGCCTTCACCAAAGCATCAATGATTGCGTCACCTAAATTTCCAAAGGCAGTGATTAGCTGATCATCATTTTCACGAAGTGCTCTAGCAATACCGTTGATAAACCGGATAATTAGATTAAAACCAGCATTAGCCAATTTGTATGCTTGAGAGCCAATACCCGCTAGGAATTTGACTATAACTCTAACACCAGCAGAAATGATCCTAGGCATTGCATTCGCTAAACCATTCAGAATATTCACAACAATTCGAGCTATAGCAGGATATATCCTTGGAATCGCTTGGCCCAAGCCTATGAGGAAATTATTTAGCAAACGTAGACCAGCTGAAATCATAGGCGCTGAATACTTATTGATAATTCCAATCATTGCTACAAGTACAGCACCTATTAGTTGTGCACCCTTAGGTACTAGTTTAATCAGAGCATTAATAAAGGTCGTCAATATTTTCACCAAAGAATCAGCTATTTTCGGAGCCAATGTAGCGAGACCTGCTAGAATTTGAACAAGCCCCGAAATGAAATCAATGACCATCTTTGGAAGCAGCGCAATAAAGGCGGTAATTGCCGCAATCATAATGCCGATGCCCTTAGTACCTTCTGCGCCAAAGACTTGGAAAGCCTTAGCAAGCAGATACATACCTGCACCAACTGTTATAACACCTAAACCGACAAATGCCAACGCAACACCAATTGCTATCAATGGCCCAGCAACAATTGCTCCAACACCGGCGAGAACAAATAGAGCTCCCGCCATAGCTGCTAAGCCCTTTAGGATGGTACCCCACTCCAACTGCCCCAATGCTGCTAGGGCCGGAGTCAAAACAGCTATCGCTATTGCTGCACCTAACAACGCGGCTGAGCCAGCAACTGTTCCAGTCATATAAGTCATAGCAACTGCAAATATAGCCAAAGCTCCAGCCATAGTAATAAGACCCTTAGCAATGGTATCAATTCCCAGACTTCCCATCAAACCAATAGCTCCAGCAATACCGGTTAGAGCAATTGCTAGAACAGCTAGTCCATAAGCCTGAAGAACTAACGACGGAGGCATACGAGCTATAGCAGCTCCAATAATAACTATAGCAGCTGACAGCCCAATAATACCTTTGGCCATAGTCTCAAGAGACAAAGCACCAAATGAACCAACAGCTCCAGAAAGAAGAATCAAGCCTAAAGACATCGCAATTAGACCTGGACCAAGTAACAGCAGACTTGGGCCCATCGATTTTATACCATAACTAAGTGCTGTTAGAGAACCAGCGATTCCAAGCATTCCCTTAGCTATCTCTTCCCAATCCAAACTACCAAACATTTTCATTGCTACGGCAAGAAGAGTCATAGCTCCAGCAAGAATAAGAAGTCCAGGCGCTACTAATGTAATACTTGGACCCATAAGCTTAGTTGCAACACTCAGTGCTGCTATACCACCGGCAACTCCAATAAGTCCCTTAGCTAGCTCTTCCCAGCTCATCTTGGAGAATATAGTTACTGCAAGTCCAAGAACAACCATGGCGCCAGCAAGAATAAGCATTGATGATGCAATAAGGGGTAAAGTAAGAAATGAGGAATGTCCACCAACCTTTGTAAGCAATGCCATAGCACCAACCAGTTGCCCAATACCCACAGATATAGCCCCCATTGCTTGTGCCAACCGCTTAGGATCAATCTGTGAGAATATAATAGTTGCAAGTGCTAATGCTAGAACTGCTCCAGCAATTAGTAGCATCGTCCGAGCATTGACATTCTTTTGAATCGTTGTCAATGTAGAAGTAAGCGTCTTTGTAACAGCTTTAAAACTATCAAGAGCACCACCGGTAAAATCAATACCGATACCACCAAGAAGCTTCTTAACTCCAAGTGCTAAACCACCAAGGAAAGTAGTCTGAATAAAGGTCATTACCTTATCGTAATTAATACCTTCCAAGCCTGTTATAATTGCATCTCCGACTTTGCTAAATATCTTTTTAACACCTTCGTAAACAGGTGCTAGGGTCTCGGCAACATTCTGCACAAGACCAAGAAACTTCTCCCAAGCCTCGACCACGACATCTAGAACTTTGCCTAGAGGTCCAAGTGAATCCTTCATTTTGGTCATAGACTCAGAGAAATTTTCTCCAGCCTTTGCCGAGTCGCCCTTAAACAAATCACCAATTGATGCCGTTATTGCAGTAAGAAGCTCTAACGGAGCTCTGAGAGCTGCACTTATACCATTAAAGACGCCCTCAAGACCCTTACCCTTAGATATAGCGTTATCCAGAGAAACAAGGAAATCACCGATACTTCCGGTTAAATTGAGAAAACCCCCGGAGCCTTTTCCAACTACACCAAACAGATCAAATATAACACCAATGATTCCACCGACAATTGTCTTGCCGATACTGAGAATGGCGAAGAATCCGGCAAACGTTCGCTTAAGATTCTCAGCAGTCTCAGGCCCAATCTTAAGCGCTTCGGCAAAGTCTCGGAATCTAACTGTCAAATTATAGAGATCTTCCCCAGTCTTCTTCGGGAAGATCTCACGGAATGCTTCTCGAATAGGCTTAAGAACAGATGCTAGAGCTTTGAAGACATTTTTAATGCCTTCAATAAGTACAGATCGTCCGCCAAGTTCCTTCCAGTCCGCCAATATTTTGTTACGTGAGTCTGCTGAGCTACCTACAATTTTCTGAATCGCGTTAGAAAGCCCAGTAAACGTCTTCTTGGCTTCTGTGAAGTTACCAAATATAAGTTCGAAAGTTGCTGCCCAACCAGAGCCAATTGACTCGTTGACAACATCCATTACACCCTTGAGCGTTTTAACCTCGGTAGCTGCTGCCTTAGCCGTTTTGGCAGTAGACATAATGGCTTTGGCCTGCTGATCATTAAAGCCCATGGCCTTAATTTCCGCCGCAGACAAATCACCAGTGAACTGCTTCAAAGTATTAGTCAGAACTTCAGAGGTCAGCCAAGACTTCTCACCTGGCTTAGCTGTAATCGATTCACGGAACGATTGTCCTTCAATCGTCACGTTCTTCATCTTGCCCTTGAGTTCAACCGAACCCTTGGACAGGGTACCCATACCCTCAGCTGTCTGAGTCAAAGCTCTCTGGAATACGGTACCACCCATACCAGCGTTAACTACTGAATTCCAGTCCTGTAGTGAAACACGACCCGAAGAAATAGCCTGCGACAGCTGATACATTGCTGTAGAAGCTTGTTGAGAGTTAGATCCTGAAAGGGCTGCAAGGTTTGCAATACCCTTGATTGAGGCTGTAGCTGTCTTCAGATCTACACCGGCCGCCGTAAAGGTACCGATATTCTTTGCCATCTGGGAGAAGTTATAGATCGTCTGATCTGCGTACTGATTCAGTTCCTTGAGCGCCCCATTAACATCTTGTAGGTTCGCTCCGGAGGCCTTAGTGTTGGCCAGAATGGTCTGAATAGAGTTGAGGTTAGTTGCGTACTCTTCAAGACCACCAGTAATGGGACCAAGCGAAAGTCCCTTAGCCGTATCCTTGGCTTTGATAGCTACTCCAGCAACAATGGCACCAAATGCTGCTGCAGCAGCAACTTGCAAACCACTAAATTTAGCTATAACCCCATCGATAGCCTGACCCACAGGAGCAAGGGTAACCTTACTAGAAGACTTCTCAATTGAAGCAAATCCTTCATCCGCTCCTACACCAATCGTGCCAAGCCGTGCTCTTAGCTTGTCAATCGCAGTCATAGGATTGAGAAATGAAACTTTACTAGAAGCCTTCTCAATTGAAGCGAAGCCTTCGTCAGCTCCTTGCCCTGCTCCGCCAAGACGAGCTCGAAGCTTGTCAAGGGCCGACATAGGACCTTGGAGTGTGACCTTGTTTCCAGCCTTCTCTATATTTTCGAGGCCGTTTACAGAGCCAATAGTTGCTAGAGTACTATTGAGCTTACCTAGAGTTATCATCGTTTGTGAAACTTTTGCTTCAAACGCAGTATTCTCAAAGCTCATTGCAACTACGCGTTCATCAATACTCGCCATTACCTGGTCACCTCCTTCCACATGTCGGCCGCAATCTGCTGAAATATAGGTTGCATGGCAGGGTTAATATAATCTAAACCTTGGACATAGCCGCCGTTTCCGGTTGCATGGCCATACTGAATGATCGCGGCAACTGAAACGCCTTCTTCCATATTAGAGTTAAGCCACTGAATAGAAAAATATCCAGGGCGTCTAATAATCTCATAGTACCAGGAATTCGCTGTCTCACTACTATCTACTGGAGTGGCCGCAGCAAGAGCTTTTACTCCTATTGGCCCATACTTCTCCAGCCCAGCAAATTGCTGTCGATTCTTCATACGCTTAAGAAATTGCTCCGATTTCCCGAAGGAGCCTTTTGCTGTTACTTTGATCAAGACTCCTCCTTTGGATTAGGATGCAATGTTTAGGCCGACAACCTCACCAATCCATGTTGTTCCATCTATACAATAGAAGCGGAACAGATCTCGTTTATTTCCTTCTGTGCTTAGAACTGGAGTCGTCCCGCCTACCCAACGGACTGTACTAGGCCACGTTGCTGTTCTAGCACCAGTAACATCCTGCTTCAATTCAACTAGAAACGACTTGCCTACAGCTGCAGTGGGAAATGTGAAAATGCAATTAGCACTTAGCCCGATTTTGTTAATCGTTGCAACACTAACATCTGGAAGCACCTGTCCAGCCCCAGATGTAGCCACTGTATTAACGGCTTCTATGTTAGTTGGTACATACGGTCCAACTACGCCTAAGTTGATCTCGTCGCCATTTTGTTTATACAATATAAAGTCACCGGCAACAATTGCAGCGTTCACTATCGAAGCTGCTTCAATTGCCAACGTACGTGCAGCTGTCAGAACTGTGATTGTGGGCATTTAAAACCTCCTAAGGATCTTCATCATAAGTAAACTGCCAGGTCTCAAAGCCCAGAGATATGACATTAGCGCCCGAGACTTCATAGGTATCAGGATCAATCAGTACAATATCAGTGCCCGAACTTGTTATGGTTACGTTGTCATTGACAACAGTAATGACAGGTGGATTCTCAATAAGATAAACAAGCTCCTGCAAAGAAGGCAGACGAGGTGCAGTAGTTGGTGTTCCATAAAGAACACCCTCTAAATATGTAAGAGTAGCTGGAAGTAGATCCGTCGACTTCAAGCTGAGATGAGCTGTAGCTCGATAACCATAACCCCAGATTGAAGGAATACCAGACAATCTCCACGAAAATGCCATAGGACTGATTTGGCCACCCACAGATGAGTAGGATCGAGAATCCGGAATGGCCCGAAGGTTGTACAGCAAGTGAATATTGTAACCACGGCTAAGACCTTCTATATCATCGCCAATGTGTGTTCGGTAGGACAATCCAAAAGTTTTAGGAGTTTGATGATGAACAAAAAGGCCACCCTTTTTGGTATAGACCCCATCTATCTCTTCAAACTCGTCTGGATAAGTAAACGCCTTTAGTGTAGCTTCGAATTCACCTAGCACTTGGTGTATAAGATACTTTTGGCCATCTTGGTAATAGGGAGTTACTTCCCGATTAAACGTTTCATCTACACTAATCAAACCATTCCAGACTACAGCTTTAGAAGGTAGATACAAGACTCCGCGATCTACGCCTGCTTGATATACACGTTCTCCTTTTTGATCCCAAGCAAGTGCTGTCATGCATCCTCCTTTCTATCCTTTAGTTTTAAGTTGCTTCTTACGTTGTTCGTTCAACGTTCTATTCCGCGCGGCAGTTTCAGCACGACTCATCTTCTTTGGCTTCTCCTGCTTCATGTTGCAGATCCGAATCAAAGTAAAAAGCCTATTTAGATGCCAGTGCTGAGCCTCAAATGGAATCTGAAATACTGTCATCCAGTAATAGATAAGTTCGGAAGTAATGACCTCTCGAGTCTTAGGTGCTCCTGGTGAATCTGAAAACCAGGTTGCCGACATCTTGGCATCAATATACGCATTGATAGCTTCGAAATTCTCCGAATTAAGTTTCTGGAGAATCTCCGCGGGGGAATTTGGAGTTATCGTCATTGCTTCTATATAGCCTAAGACTTCTTCCGAAGTTTTAGCTTCGCTACCAAGAAACGGCTTCTCGAAGATTGACTCCCATTTTGAAAGGGAAACCAGAGAATGCTCTAAGTTTAATTCTATGCCGTCACTTCCAACAAACTCTTTCGAGTTTTCGTCGTAAGATTCGGTTTGGAATACAGTAATAGTGAGCATTCTCTGGTCCTTTCATCTTAATAGACGATCTAGTACTGGAACGTCCAATCGTCTTCGCCTTGGAGGTTATACCCTGCCTGGGCATGGGCCGTAACCTTTGACGTCTGACCAGCCGTGAGAGCAGGCTGTGCTCCAGAGGCCTTGTTGACGCCGTTGATCTTCCACTGCACACCGGTAACGTTCGGTAGAGTGACCACCTTGGTCGTATTATCGAACTTCGGCTGATTAGCGTCCGCATTCATGTTCACATTAGTAAGCCCAGCATCAAAGAGGGCAATAACCTCTCCGGGGAGGGGGAGACGCGGATCATCAACGGCTGTACCGAAGAGGATCTCCTCTAGGGCAGCTAGCTTCGCTGCAGTAACCTTAGTCGAATCGATGACCATCTGAGCCGTTGGGCTGTACCCGGCAACCAATACCGGAGAAGTGGTCACCTCCCAAGAGAATGCAATGGCCTCTGGCGAATCGTTGATCGTTCCATATGCCTTCTCTGACGGTGCTGCCAAAGCGCCATAGATCAGATGCAACTTGTATCCATGATCGGGACCTTCCAGATCATTACCAACTCGCGTACGGTAAGCAAGACCAAACTGCCTGCGCCCCTGCTGTCCGAGAGCAACTCCAGCTTGAACGAGTTCTGTACCATCACACTGAGCGAACTCTTCCGGATACGTAAACGCCTCAATCGTTGCGCCGAACTCTTCGGCAGACAAGAGGTTGAGGTACTTGATGTTGTCTGCATACTGCGGATTGGATTCTGCGCCAGAAGGTGACTCGGTAACGGTTGTCAAACCGTTCCAAGCATACCCATCGACATAGTCTCCAACTGCGTCAGGGATGTAAAGGACTCCATGATCGACGCCAGTCTCAAAGAGACGCTCGCCAACCTGGTCCCATTCTAGTACTGTCATATGTTCTGGTTTCCTTTCAGAAGAACAAGGTAAAGACGTGGTGGTTGAGATTGTCTGCCGTATAAAAACTATTAAATTTACATAAAGGCAGCTCAATCACTTGATCTGGTAATACGCTATCGGGATCCCGGTCGATGACCGTCACCTGGTACTGTTTAGTATGTAGATACATCTTATTGCCTGCATGTTCCAACTTCCCGCCATCTCGTTCATAAATAATACACGGAAATTGTACAATAATGTTTGTGGGAGGTTGGAAATACACATGCTCTGTAAGACTCTCAAAGAGACTTTGGAGTTCAAGCCGTGGGGCCATTATATACCTCCCCAAGACGGAGAAGTAGGCGAGGACTCTGCACTTCGACAGTCGAAACCGTCCACATAGCCCCCGCCCACTCCACGTAACGAATGGCAAAGAAATGCTCATTTGCATAAGCATCGGCAACAATACTGATCGAATTACTGATTGAGAGATCCTTATTCAGATTCTCCCCTTCAGAGAGAGTCCTACTATTGCGAACAATATCACCGTAATAAGACCGCTCTACAATGGTATCAACATACACACCAGGTGAGACTTCAGTAGACTCACCATACCCGATCTTACCGTAGAACTTTGCCATTAGAATCTACTTTCTAACAGGTCTTAGCGAGTGTACGTCCACTCATCCTCGACATTGTTGGCGAAGTACTTACCGGCTGCTGGTGTTGAGGTGATCTTGAGCGTCTCATCAATTGCCAGATTAATCACGGAACCATCAGCCACCGCTGCACCAGTGTCAGCACGGAAGTAGTTGGTATTGGCATCCATCGGAATCGTGATGTCACCAGTCGCCTTATTGAAATTAGGCTCAGTCGGAACAACCAGCACATCAGCTGCGCCAACCTTCTTAACAATAATGGCCGAACGGATCTTGGTAAGAGCACCTGACAGACGCGTCTCAATCAGGTACTTATACTGGTTATAGTCGATGTCGAAATCATCGAACATTGAAACATCGCCACCACGGTCGGCACCAAGCGTGTAATCCTGCAGATTCACGATAATACCAACCAGATCGGCCTCCTGCTCCAGCACCTCAACTGTCTGAATGCTGGACACACCAAGCTCCGCGGCCACATCCGAAGCCGTCCGATACAGGCGACGACCTAGAGTATCCTTGGCAAGGAGTAGCTTAGTAAGCATCGGCAACGTCGTGAACATCGTCGGCGAGCCGGTACCCTTGTAGAACTGCATGTTGAGGAGAATCGCATCGACGATCTCCGAGGGATTCGAGTTGGCATCATCGATGTTGACGTTGACCGTGGCCGCATAGAGATCATGATCGTTGAGAATCGAGCGAATGCCCGCGCCCTCTGTGGATCCCATGGGATCCTTGATCTTGTCATCATCTGCGACTTCACGACCATCACCGATCAGTACCGCGCGCGCGAGCTCCTCGTCGAGCATCAGACGCATCTCACCCTTGAGCCACGACACCACATCGAAATCCGTGATGTCAATGATATCGTCCCGATCCAGCTTCTGCTTCTTGTAGATCGTGCTGGGAGTCGTGACACGCTTCGTCAACCCGAAGAACTCTTCCTTCTTCAGGGTGCCCTTAATGTAACCAAGGGCCCGTGCCTCGTCGTGCGTAATATCTGCCACGATCGACTTAATACGGGAAAACGGCGAGTGACGAGTGCCGTTGATAACTGCCGCTACCCACTCGGTTCGGCGCTTATCCCACTCGGGTGTGTCAGTGACCGAGCGTGCATCCGGGAACAGGACATCGATATTCTCGATGCCGTGCTTGATTGCGTATCCCTCAACTGCTTCCTTCAAGGAACCCAGACGATTTGCGTCATCTACAATCCCCTTAATTGCGTCATGGCTAAGCTCATGCTTGACTTCATCACCTGAGCCGCCCTGCTGCTCGAAGACGTTCCTTTTCATGGTTCTAGTGTCCTTTTCCTCGTTATCGGGGTTGTCTTCCTCATCGGAGTGAACAACCTCCTGGTTAGTTGCCGAACCGTCTAGGGCCTCGCCCACCATATAGTGGACAACTTCCTTTTGATCGGCGCTCATCGAGTCATAGACGTCCTGAACCGTAGGATCGTCATCGTTCTCGTCCTTCTCTTCGTGCTTGACTTCCTTTTCCTTCGTCTCTTCCTCTTCCTTTTCCTCCTGCTCATCTCCATGCTTCAGAGTCAAGCCGGTATAGATAACTGCTTCGTCTTCGATTGTCACAAGCTCACCATCAGAGTGCTGAAGCTCGATATTGTCAATCAAAGCACCCGGATTAGCTCCTGCCAACACTAGACTCATCTCACGAATGATGCCGTGAGAAACATTCTTCGCCTTCTCGACGAGTTGATTAGCGAAAATAGACAGAGCGGTGATGTCACCATGCTCTACTAGGGTCTTCGCATTCTTTGCCTGATCGGTGTCGTTAAAATATCCATATGCATAGACACCTTCATCACGATCCTCGAGAATCGTATGACCCAGAACATTTGCTGGATCATTGTGGCCATGCTGCCACACCATAGGTACTGTCGCATTGTCCTGATGCTTGAAAGCACCCTTCAGAATCGTGCGACCGTCTGAACACTTCACTCCCGCCTTCGTGGCCCAGCCACTGAAGTCCGGCTTCTTCATATGCATAAGGCTATTCTCCGGTGAGACATCACCGAAGGTCACCTGGGACGTTTTGCCCATTTGATGTATCCTTTCAATTGGATCTTCGGCGTTCTCAGCCGAGAGCGCGTTGTTTTTTAATTGCGCCAGCTAGACTTTTCTTTGTCTGCTCTATTTTTTGAGTCAGATCTTCAACCGAATCCCCTCCACCAGCCTTTTTCTTGCTTGGGGGCTTCTTGTCAGAGGCTTGTTTAGCCTTAGTCTTAATCTTTTGCTCATTCTTATCACGATACTTCTCTGCGTCGCGAGCTTTACCACTTTTCTCAGCTGCCGTATCCGGCTTTTTAGCCTCTTTACCAGCTTTCTTTGTTACTGCCATTTGTTTCTTAAGCTTGGCATTTAGCTGAGACAACAGTTTTTTAAGAACGGCAACACGAACTGCTGCTTGAACCCGCTGCTTGCGAAGCTTCGGGTTATTCTTAACTGGTTGCTTTTTAGCCGAAGACAACCCAGCCAAGTCAGCAGAACCCTTTTTCCGACCCTTAAGCTTACGCGTGCGAAGGTAATATGCACGAGCTTTAGCCGGATCATAGGGCTGCCCATCATGTATTAGAGTTGACCCATCAGGTAGTCTCATCGGTTACCCCTAATTCCTTCATCATCTTATCTATCTCTGTTTGAATATCATCATCGCCATCACCAGCTGGAGCAATACCTGTATCTCCCTGAGGCATATTGGCATTGACCAACTGATCTGCTTTAGGCTCTTGGGATGGCTTCATACCGATAGCTTGTCGGATCTCATTAGACGAAGTAATTTCATTACGTGCAAACTTGTCTGCAATATCGGCGATTCCACCTTCGCCACCAATCGGAACAAATTTGAATGGATCTCGGAAATACATAACTGTCTGGCCTTGCGTGCGCGCGGTCTTAGTGAGAAAAGTCCGACGCATAGCTTCAACAATAGAATCGAGTATAGGTTCGATTGTCCGACTATGATAATTCAACATAGTCTTCTCATCAGCTGTTCCATTCATGATTGCTTCTGTTAGACCGAGTTGCGAATAAAGCATCGTCGTAAGAAACTCAACCTGTGTCATCAGATTATTCTCTGACGGACGATTTAGTTGTGTGATCTTCTCAGTTCCATCAGTATAGGCAATACCGTACTGGCTACCTTTGAGTTGGAACTCAATATCCGTCCGACGTTGTTCGGCTTGTTGACGGCGAGCCTCAGATTTAATCACATACGGAAGCTGAATGATAAGATCAAGCTTACCAGATGCAGACTGCTCATCTATAGCATCTAGAAGATTGAGCTTACGTATCAATCGTTGAAGAGTTGAATTTGGTTCATTCATCACCGAATATAAAGGGTTCTCAACAATTGCAACCGCCGACTTTGGAAGAGTAATCTCCTCCCGCATACCAGTTGCTTCATTATAGAGATTAACTCGGACATGGGTAGGATGCCACATCATAATATGGCCAACACGTAACGTTTTAATCTCAAATCCGCCAGTTGCCTCTGGGCTAATTGTCGTATCTACTGGAACAATAGCCGCGACGCCCTTATCAAAGAGTGTCATGGCAATATCCTGACGAAAAGCCCGAGCTGCTTGATCTATGTTAGCCTCAAGCGTCAAACAATTGTTAAACCCACTATTAACATCTTCCAAATATCGTCTTTGGTCATCAGTTCGTACATGACGCATACCAATAGCAGAGACATCGATCCCAAGCCTAGTATAGATTGAGGAGATAATCGAAAACTCATTCGAAAACCGCATGCGTTGACGATCTGGGCGCATACCAAAAGCAGATCCATAGTCTCCTGCATAACTACGAGAACTAAGCGGATCATTATTGTTTGTAAAAGCATTCCAAGCATGCTTTATTCGATCTCCAAATGTAGCCACACGTCACCTCCTTTCAAAGCGTCAGATTTTCATAGTGGCTACGCGGCCCCGAATATAGTGAAGTCGTCCATAGTCGGACGGGGTGAACCTGTCGGGCGAGCATTGAGGCCAACTCCACGAACAGTAAACCCGGCCCAGGAAGCATCATTACTTGGAGAGGTAATAGTTTCGAGAGGCACCCCACCAAGTCGAGGATCAGTATCCCAAATATAGGCTTGGTAGCTATTCGTATTATAGCGGCGCAGACCCAACCAACGCACCTGTCCTTGAACTGGAGCAGCATGAGCTCCCGTTACCAATACTTCATCAGAGTTGTAACGCCGCTTAATCTGAAAGCCCCCAGCGCCCCAACAAGCCCAATAACGACGCCATACTCCAGGAGTTTCCTGAGCTTGAACAGCCTGGAAGTCATCAATAACAGCCGCCGCTTGATTAGCGATGCACTTAACAACAAGAGTCATCTCAACGCCAGCACCCTCAGTTGCTGGGTTATAATTGGCGAAATAAAAGTTAGAGCCATTCTCAGTGTTCACCAACTGCCCATTCGAAATTGCCATGACACTATTAGCATTGAAAGCTGACAAATCAGGAAAGTCATTCTGATAAAGAATCGTCCTCCAAGGAGGTAAGACAGAACGACTAAGGCGGCCCCTTCTCGCGATCAATAGTGGTCGACTCATGCCAAGTCACCAACAAGAACCCACTCGTCCGTTGCGCGCTTACGTAGAGATGCTCCAGCATACTGACTACCAACTGCCAATAATCCACCTCGAGATCGAATAGTCACGCCCGCTCCGGCTGCAACTGATACAGCTCCCGCGCCCATGCGCGCGACTTCAAAGACGGTCCCAATTGGAAAGGCAACGCCTGAGTTAGGAGGAACAGTCAACACGGTTGCACCCGCGGCATTCATCTCGACCACCTTACCTGCATCTGACAACACGGGAGTGTAACTCGCCACTTGCGAGTTAGAAATAACCGTAGGATCTGCGGCAGGACCTGCTGGACCTGCTGGGCCTTGTGCTCCTGCTGCTCCAGCGGGACCCTGAGCTCCTGCTGCACCGGCCGGGCCAACACCAGCAACAAACGGAGAACCATCTTCCTTAAACAACGACATTCGTTCTAGACCAATTGTCTCATCAGCCTTAGCTGCTGGTACAACAACAGTTTGTTGTATTCGTTGACTGTCCATTACTCGAAAGCCTCCTTATGATGTTTAAATGCAATGTAGGCGTCCATGAGAGCCGCCACGTTATCAATCTTTTCTTCCTGTCGCTTCTTCAAAAGCTTCCGATTACCGTTAGTATCTTCTAAGGTAATGCAATTACCCATTGCAAAAGTCATAAGTGCCTGATCAAAAATTAGAGTTCGATCTTCAGAAAGCTTTTTCAACTCACCAAGAGGAACAGACTCTGTCTTTGCGCCCTGCATAATCTTCTCAATTCCAAATGAGCCATTCTCAGCTTCCCAACGAGCGACAAATTCTTTTGCGTTGTATGGGTCAAAGCCCAGAGTTCGAACATCGTACTCAGACTCTATGACAAACTTGTCGAGATCGCTATAAACATCCATCATGTCTAAAACTGTACCAGGCATGACATGTAGACTAGCTTCCCGAATAAACTCCTCATACTTACCACGCATAGAAGCTTGAAGTAGCATGAGTGTTCGTTCGGTAATGTAGCTACGAGTTTTAATCCCGTATTTGTCGCCACCCAATGGAAAGAGAAAGGTAAATGCACAGAAGTCGTCACCTTGTGACAGATCTGCGCCAAGAGAACAAGGCAAACCCCAAAAGTCTCGAGGACGATGCGGAAGCGTCTCCTCATAAGTAAAGAAGTAGGTATAGCCCTCCATCGGGATCCCAAAGCGCTTAGCCAGAATGTCGTTGCGCGAAGCTGGAGCTTTCTCAGCTCGCTCAACGTCCAAATGATACGTTTCATACGTAACAGTCTGACCTAAATTTGGTTGAGCCTTAAGCCATGTCTGCGGATCGGCAACTTCTTCAAGTTCATCTAGCTTATAGTGCCAGATCGAAACATGTGGTGCACTGTACTCACCCTTAAGAATGTCAGCTAGTTCCATTTTGATAGTGTCACCTGAACCGTTACGGACTGTACCTTCTGAAGAGATGGCAACGATCAGATAGTCATCCAACTTAGATGCTCCCTGCTCCACAGCACCAACAATGTCCTCTCGAACATCACCAGACAACCACTCATCGATGGTAGACATCTTAGGACGGAGTCCCTGGAGCTTGTTAATAGTCATAGGACGAATCTCACAGAGAGACCCCGTAAGAAAGTTCTCGATGCCCTTCTTGGTAGACGCCAGTTTAACTCGCATAGCTCTAGAACCAGTAGTGTTCTGTAGAGACCCCTCAGTAAGGAACTTGAACAGGGGTCCTCTGCTCCGAGTAATGGCGGTCCGCATCGGAGACATAACCTCTTCTGCTTGCTTCATTGTTGGAGCAGTTGTGATCTGATGTGTTGTAGATGTATCAACAGTCATAAAGAAGCTTTGAAGAGTTGCGGCATACATAGATTTAGCTGCACCTCTAGCTACGATTAGATACTGCTTGACCGTTAAGCGCTTTTTGAATGTCCTCTGCTCGTAATGGCCCCCTCGGTTACCCTTAGTGGGAACATAGACGCTTCGTTCGACAAAGTAGTACCAGCCGAAGATCTGTTCGGCCCAGAGCTTGAACGAGAACAATAGATTGAGATCTCCGCCATCTGTCAGAGTTAATTCACCTTCACAAAAGCGGACATAACCTTCAACTGCTTCATCATCGTAATAGATGTTAGAGTTGGCAATGAGTGCGTCGATTCGGTTCATCTCCAACGCAATCTCACGATTAACAGGAATGTCCCCACGCATTACTGTCTCACGGAACTGTCCATAATAAATCGGAACGGCAGTATTGGACAATCCCATAGAACCTCCTTTTAACTTTTGGCCTTCTTTACTTGTGCTGTCGCTGCCTCAGAGAATTCACGGCGAATCTGATTCTGGCCCTCATCCTTAACCAACTTTTTAACGAACTTCTTGCCAGGACCTGCAGTCAACCCAGATACTTGCTGCTCGAGCTGTACCCGAGTAGCCAATTCACGAAGTTCTTGATTGGACAAAGCAGATGGACCACTTTTCTTCAACTTCTGTTTGGTAACAGCTGCTTTAACTGCATCCTTTGCAGCAGGAGCTCCCTGACCGCCCGTACCCTTAATCTTGGTCTTGTTCTTTAGCCCTTTATTGATAACTGTAGTAGTAGCAACAGGAGTAGAAGTAGCAGTAGCCGTACTCTTTCCCCACTTCATCCCCTTTACTCCAAAATGCTCGAGGTGATCTCTTCCTCGCTCTGCTTGTATACTCATAGCTACCTCCGCGAGGTCGTTATTATAGTTATACTCGAGACGAAACTCTGGACCCTCATAGTTACCTTGCCATAAAGCAATACGATTGAATTCTACCCAACGAATACCTGGAAAGTCTCGCTTGTCTTCACGCGCGGGCGCGCGCGGGTACCCGAGAGTAAGATGTGGTAACCACTCGTCATACTGCTCTACTGAGTCGTATGCATCACGAATCTCGTTATTCTTTAAGAGCTGACCACGAAATTCTTCAACACGCCTTGCACTCCACCACACTTTCTTAAAAAACACCACGTCTGCATCATCTTCGCCAAGAGTACCTCGATAGTCCACCTCGAGCCCAAACGGACCAAGTTCTATAGTTTCTACTGCATGCTGCAGAAAGGATGCAATTCTATGAATAGGCTTGTTTTCTATGTCTCCAAGAAACAACAACGTACAGTGCGGAACTTTTTCACTAGAGATCTTGTGGACGTAATCGTCCTCTGTTGGAATAGCCACAATTGCAAGATTACTCATCAACTATCACCACCACTGGAGGATTAGGATTAACCCATGCTACTCCTTCACGAAAGGTATTAAGACGCCACTCGAGCTCTTGAATCTGCTTCTCAAGAGCACCGACCAAATATATTGTCGTCGGTGGATCGAAAAGTATACGAGTCTTAAGGTATATGTATGTCTTTACTTGATTAAGACGAGGATCAGCTCCAATAAAATCAACCCAGAGCGCTTCATCATCCTCAATCATGAAACCATCCGGGTCGCCAATCCCCAATTGCTGTAGAGTGGAGAAGGTTGAGTTAATATGCGTAATAATGTCCAAATCAAATACAGTATACATTGGATCGATGTTTAGAATCTTCTTTACACTTTTTAGAATACTCTGTTCCATTCTCTTACTCCTTTCTTTCCGTAACCTACCTTATTTTAGTACTCTCCGCCACCAGTTCGCTCATTGTGAACCTGACGCTGCTCAGCGATTTCACCCTCTCGGATTTCTCCGCCACCAGTGCGCTCATTGTGCTCACGCTGATTCTCCTCGAGCTGCTGCTCCTGCTGCTGCGGCGTAACAGGAGTATCCGGTGTAACAGGAGTACTCGGAGGAGTACTCGGTGTAGGCTGAGGAGTCTCGATCGGCTGATCTGGCAGAGGAGTCTCAAGCTCAGACTCATTCGGCTGATCGACCTCTGGGTTTTGCGTCTGATCGGTTTCCATGATTACTTCCTTTCTAAAAATAGTCTATTGTTGTTAAAACGAACGCCAACGAGCTCTATACCCGCGACTATCGAGATGCGCACTGCCTGCCGGGTAGTCGCCCACACCGCCACTGGAGAAAACTGATTCCGCCGTTGCAAACCAACGCTGACGACCAACTCTGTCCACTGTCTCCGTGGCAAAGTCAGTAGCAATTGCTAAAATATGCTTCGAGTTCTTGGCACCACCAATTCGATCGTTATATGCACGATGACGATACCAAGACAGCACATTCAACGGTACATCTCCAACGGCATGGCGAAACTTCTCCAGCCGAAAGGCATGCTGACGACAACTGTAACTCAACCTGCGAGGAACAGGAGTACCGTCCTTACACTTCGACTCGGATGTGGGAAAATTCGGAGTAAGGTAACCGTTATGCTTCAGCCACCGCCTGAAACCTAGACTCTTGCGAGCCTTCTCAGTCCAAGGGTGATCCCAATGGTAGTGATACTTTGATGGTAGTTTTGAAGGTCTACTAGCCATAGTGTCCTTTCTTTACCAAAGCCTCGTGTCTCCCCGTCCTCGGTCAACAACAGGTTGTGGTAGAAGACTTCGGTCGCCGTAATGAATAGCGTTGTGTGTTCGCTTCGAAGTTGTGATTAGAAACTCGGGATCGAGAATCCAATCTTCACCGTTCTCAATGTCTTTAGGTGTCAGAGGATTTATATGATGCATCAATAGACGAAGCTCAATCTCGTATCCAGGAACTCCCAAATCACATCCATCATCACGAAGAATTACGTAGTCTCGAACTTGACGCCATTCGCGCGATGTGTAAAATCTCTGATTAAGCCAACGATCGAAACCGAAGGTCGATTCTCCAACCACACCGCGAAGCTCTAGATAATCATAACGATCTTCAAACGTTTCAAGATGTTTAAGTTCTTGATACGTTCTAATCTTCATCTTCACTATCATCCATTTGACCAGCACCAGAATATGAACGCATTGCATCAAGTGCTGTAAGGTAAAGTTCCTCTACGCGCTTCTGTCCTTCCATCGCTTCCTTCTTCACCTGCAAAAGTTCGTTCTCATGTTCTAGTCTTGACTGCTCAAGTCGTTCACGAGATGAACCTAACTTAAGAAAATGGGTAATGACCTGCGATGAAGCAGTCCCACCCAAAATCTGTTCTTCAGCGAGATCGGCGGCCAGGGAAACCAACTCATTCTCACGACCCTCTGGAGATGTTGCCGGTTTGCGCCGCCTTCTTTCGTCTTCCGAAGACTTTCGCCTCGCCATTCACAACACCTCCTCTACTTATGCCGAGTTGTCTAAGACTTTCTAATATCTAAAAAGCACTTTTGTTTGTGCCAAATATCCCACCGGGGCTATTTTCTGG